CCACCGGAAAAATCGGTGTCGCCATTCGTGCGAAACACGTCATGTTCAAACTGAACGTGTCTCCCGGCAGCACCTCATTCACATAAATCGGGATCAACGTCCCCGCGTCAAAAGTCGTCTTTAGTCCCTTCTGTATCCTGAAATTACTACGCGGAACATCTGCTCTCGGCACCATTGCAAATTGGTGCACGTTCACACTCGGATTTCTATGCACTATCCTCTCCTACTCTGTTAATCAACCCTGACCGTTCTGCTTCTTCGCAAAATCCTTTCCTACTGCTATCTGCTTCGGGACGCCGCACTCATACTGCGCCGTCGCATCGTCATACGTCCCCAAGCTGTACAAATCAAAATCCTCTGGGTGCTTGTAAAACAAATTATTGTCATCGGCGCGATTCACCTCGTCGCCAAAGTTCCTGATCGCTCCACCCAGATTAACCACACAGCTTGGAACGCCGAAAATATCTGCGCTTCTGTCTCTCACTGCAATTACGTAATACTTCACTTTCCCTTCTCCTTCGGGTCCGATCCGCGAGGCCAGGGCGACAGCCCTAGCCGAGCTCCGGCCCGCTTTATCCCAAACCACGTTTCTTAAACTTAAGCCGTGCCCGGTCTACCACTTCCCTCACAGCCAGCCGTTCTGGCGTCGTGTCAGCACTACCGGCCTCGGCTTTCAACACGCGCTCATAGTCGAGGTCATCCGACATGAACGCATCCACCTCCTTTAACCACTTCTTGTAAAACTTAGGGACAGTACATTTCTGTCCCTTCACTATCACTCTATCGTGCGGGAAAACATCACCCATGCCGTACTTCTCTAACCATGCCGTGCCTATGCCCGGCTTCAAACTCATCCTGCAAAACTCTGGCGTCAGCTGTACTACTTCTCCTGTCTCTACATCCACTCTCGCATAATGCCTCTCCGCTAAATCGCCAGTCACCTTCTTACAAATATACCTTGCTACGTACGCTGCGCTCTCTAGTGTCACTTCTCCTACCGAGGAATATCCGTACGGCCATAGCTTCTCAAGCTCCGCACTCTTATAAATCTTTGCTCCACTCGGCAAAGTTCTAAAGTACTTCCTATCTTCAAACTCTGTACCAAACAGACAGGCATGAAAATGCGGTCTATCTTTCTTCTCTCCATACTCTCCACTCATGTAAAACCGCACCACTCTGCCTGTTCTTCTTAACCGTTTCATAAACAGCTGAAAATCTCTGTAATCCAAGCTTCTGCTTTTCAAATTCTCGTCGCTGTACGTCAGTGTAATGAAACAACTTCGTCCACTTGTCTGCTTCTCGTGCATACATCTTACTGCCCATTCTCTGCTCCTCTTCAACCGGCAGCCTATGCACTGTCCACAGCTCAACTTCAACGCATAATGCACGCCTCGTTTCTCCCGAAACGAGACTGTCCCATCCTCCATCTTCCACGCTTCCACCGGGTAGTAACACGCCACGCTCCCTCCTCTTCCGGTTATCAATCTTCCAGTTGATAACCATTCCTACCCTCCGCGCCGAGCGCCACAGGCGCGCGTCGGCGCTCCTATCTACTCCTAAAGTCTCCAGCCTCCCCGCATCGGGGGAGGCTGTAAATTAATCTCCCTCGTCGTCGACACGTTCCGCCGGAACTGACTCGCACTCCGTCCCTTATTCGCACCCTTTCTGCTACTCGGTCGCATAACCTCTACTCCTTCGTTAGAATCTACCGCGCCGGATCTCCCGGCCCGGAGAAAAAATATGCTCTTCAAGGTGAATTATCAATTCGTCGCTCCTAACTCCGCCCTTCGCGGCGCCGCCCTGGTGGTCGAGGCGATCGATGCCGAGACTGCCAAGGCCGGCGCCGCAGCTCTCATCCCCTCGGGTCATAAGTACCCCAAAATTCTCTCCGCCGCCGAGTACTCCGTAGGGGTTCAAGCCGATCTGTTCCAGACGGCCATCAAGCGCCGCCGCAAGCGGTCGGCCTAAAAAAAGGGGGGGCATTCGCCCCCCCTTCCGTCACCCCGACACCCCCCCTTTCAGGGGGTCAGACCAGTTCGTCACTAGATGTAACTGGTCTAGGTGACACCAGTCACCTCTCCGCCTCTAGGAACCGGCCGCCGCCTTGGGCGGCTCCACAGGTTCCGCCACCCCCGATCCCGGCTCTACGGCCCCGACAGGGGCTCCCAGACCCATAGCCTTCATCTCACCCAGATTGGCTGGGTCACTGGCAAAGTCCACAAAATTGCCGGGGTCGTTTCCAAACCTCGTCCGAACCGCCGCTGGCAGGTCGTTAAAAGCCTTCTCGGCATTCCTGACTGCATCCAGCGCCACCCGATACTCGAGGTGTTCGTAAAACTCCAAATTCAACGGGACTCGCTTCGTCACGGGAAGCTCTCCCGTTATTCCAAACCTCTTCACAATCTCGTTTATATCCGTCTCGTCCTTGTCTGCCTGAACGGTCAGTAATACTCCGCCGCCCTCTGCATCCGCCGCCCTCGACGCTGCATCAACGTCGTAACTGTTATAGGCCCTAACTTCTACTGGCTTGTACTTCATTTCCGTAGTAACTCCTTCGCGTACATGATCAACTTCGCCTCTCCGCCCAATGTTCTCCAAAAC